GCATGGTCGGACCTCGTTTCATCAGAACGTCTCCGCTTGTTTTCTTCTCTCATAAAACCGTTATTCATTTTCCCTTAAGTTCTTCAATCAACGCATCAGCCAATCTAACTGCCTGTTTTGCAACCGTATCTGGCGAAGCCTCAAGTACCGTGCCGAGTTTCCCGCTTTCCAGCACTCCCTGCATGGCACTAATCGCTGCATCTATCCTGACTTGTTCCCAATCTATCATATCCTAATACAAATCCTCCGAGTACATCATATTGTATTTCCCGCACATTCTTCCGGTCCTGTGCTGGGGTTCGCCTTCCATGAGTTCTCTATCGCTAATTGCGTCTTCCTCAATCCTTTCCTTGCTTCTAAACGCCCGCTTTTCATCAACCTGTCCGGCCTCGTAAGCGATTTTCATTCCCTGCCACCTGTCAACGAACCTTCCCTCACTGGTAAGAAAGCCGTCAACATGGTCGTAATATTCCAACGTGTCCTCGTACTTTGTTATCATCGGGGTCTCCCCCTTCCTTTCGGCCAGTTTCTTGGCGTTCCATACTGGGTTCGTAGACCTGACGTTGATGCAGTTCCCGTGCCGCCATTGACCGATTACGACCCCGGTATTTATATTCTGCGCGATAAGTCCTCTGGGCGCTTCCGTTCCGTCCTTGTACCATATCGCGGCACAAATGATATATTCCCGCTTCACTTCCTCAAGCGTATCCGGGTCAATCTCAATCATTTCCGGTTCCGTAGACATCCACCAGTCAGCGAATTTTTGCCTTATGAGGTAGTGTTTGAGATGTTCTTTGTAAAACTCGTCTGCCTCATTCCTGTCCTTGAACATGCATGGAACGACATCACAGCAGTTGAAATAAACCCCGCGATATGCCTTTTTAACATAACCAGGTACCTCGCTCTCCTTGTCCGTGCCGTATTTCTCCTTCCAACCGACGGGAAGCGCAATATATTCTCTTTGTCTGAACATAATTCTAAAATGGTCTTAAACTTGACTCGATGTAATCCCAATCAACCCCGTCATAATCATAATCGTGATTGAACACATCAAATGCGTAACGGGAATAGTCCATCAACCTTTCCGTGGAGACGTTATACCTTGGTTTGTTCCCGCGTTCCTTTGCCTGCGCGAGATGGGTTGATAGATATTTTGAGACCTCAGCGAAATTATCGATGTCTCCTGTAAACTTTTCGTCGCACTGTTCGTTGCAGAATGCGATGGCTCTCTTTTGCTTGTCGGTAGTCATAACTTTTTACCAGTGTTTTACATCAATACTTTTACCACAGCACGGGCACTTGATATAATGCAGATAGAAGAAGTGGCTCTCATGAATGATTACGTCGCTTTTCTGATACTTCAATACTGACTTGCGGCTTCCACAGGTCACCTCCCACGCTGGTTCCTTGTAGTTGTTCTCAATGATTTTCATAACACCTATATCATTGCAAATATCGTGCCAAACTTATCTGTCGTGCAAAGTATCAAACAATTTTTGCACTTTTTTAATGGTTTCTTCCCGTATGTCCCCGGTCTCAATGACTTTACAAACGTACTTCAATAAGTCAAGGCACTGTATTTTGATGATTTGGGCTTTTGTTGCGTCATTTAACTCACTCATATTCCTCAAGTATTTTATTTTCAAATTCAATGAAGTCAAAATCCGGGTTAAGTTCCTTCATTTTCAGTTGGTATGCCCTGATTATATGTCGGTCCTGTTCCATTGTTTCGGCAAAGAATTTCATTGTCTTGTCCTGGTTATCACACAGTGCTGACAACGCTTTCTTTTCTTTCTCACCGGATTCATATTTTTCCAGAAGCTCCGCATACGGTATCTTGTGGTCCTCTTCAGTAAGCAGTCTCCTTTCCTTTTCTTTCCGGCAGTTGTTTTTCCACGTCTCCATGTTGTAATAAAACTTCTCGGAAAGATTAAGTTCCTCGTCGGTATACTTTTGATTATGGAGTTTTGGAGCTGACTTTACAACATAGAAACCGTCGCACCACTCGCCGTCTCTTGTCTTTTTCTCACCCTCCGGAAGCACATATATCAACCCAGCATATTCCGGAACCTCTGTCTTGTCTATAAGTCCTTCTGGCACAGCGTAATAGAAAAAATTGGGCTTCTTCTTGTCCGCAACCCTATAGTACTTTTCCCAGATGTGTTTATTCTCGTCAAGTATTTTCTCATAACTTGGCAGGAACTCCTCTTTTCCTTCAAGTATCACGTGTTTGTTTTCCTTGTTCTTGAAGTCGTTTTTGAAATCGCTTCTGGATACTTTTATCTCGAATTCATAAAAAAGTCCGGACCTGGTCTTTATGAGCTTATCACTTTCCCAGGCATATACATAGAGATTTTCAATATTGTACTTCTGGGTGTTCGTTGCGAAAAACCCGTTAAGAACATCCTGTATGTACCTTTCCGTGAATTTGAACGGTTTTGTGTCGTCGTAAATAATATCTTCCATGCTGATATGATACAAAAAAATCCTCAAACTTCCCAAATGAAGCCGAGGATATTTGTTATAGCAAGGGCTGTTACTTCCGCTCGGAGAAATACTTCTTAAGGCGTTTATACCACCAGGAGCCTACTTTCCAGAGCCCCCAGATTGCAGCACCACCGAACACAACTGTAACGAGGATGCCGAACCATATGGGCCCAGAAGCGCCACCAGCCCAGAATAATGCAACCCAAACTGCGACAACGATTGAATATATCAGAATCGCTATCGTTCCAAAAATACTTTCAATCTGATGCATCGTTCAATAGCTTTAATATAAATATACAAAAAATATAACTTCCGTCCAAACAGATAGTTACAAAAAAAAATCCGCAGAAATCAAAAGACCTCTGCGGAACTATGGCTAACCGTTAAACATTACTTGTTCCGGTTCAGATAATCCTTAATTTTGTGATACCACCACGTACCAACTTTTACACAGGCCCAGATTGAAGTGGCTCCGAATGCGATTGTGAATACCAGTGCGACCCAGAAAGGAGCGATTGCATCAACCCAGAAAAGTTTGATGAAAATAATGGTAAGAATGGTGAAAACAATAGTAGCTATTGTACCAAAAATTTCGTTTGAATACATTGTATAACAGTTTTAAAACCTTATTTTTCTTCGTTGTAATAAATAGTACCGGATAAAGGAATAATTTCGTACTATTTATACTAAAATAATGAATTGTAGAAACAATATATATGGCTGTAGCGTTGACAGAAGAAATGAAAGACCTGTTCAGAAAGGTTAGGTCAGAATTGGGTGCTCCGGTTCGTGCTGTTGAATTGGATGACAACATTCTGTGTGACCTGTTTGCAAATTGTGTGGATGACTATTCAGAAAGGGTACAGAACTGGCTTACGGAGGTTCAATGGGCTTCACTTTATGGTAAGAATGTAACGAACCTTGACATGACTTACGCGCTTTCACTCAGGACGCTTGATATGTCAAAGGATTTCGCAAATTGGTTCTCTAAGGAAGTTGGCCTTCAGCAAGAGGGGCCATGGGAACTTAAGAAGGATTTCATTACGATTGAAAAGGGAAAACAGGTGTATATGGTGCCTTCCGGACGTACGATAAACAAGGTTATGTATGTTTCACCTCCACCTACCTATGCAGCACTCTTCGCTAATTACGGCGGTCTTGACTTCGGTGTAGGCGGCGGTCTTGGTCAGCTTGGTGTTGGTGCTTATGGTGGAATGTACGGACCGATGGGTGGTTTCTACACCGCACCAGCCGCCGATGTTGCTTACCTTGCAACTGACCTTCAATATAAAAAGAGGTTGCTACACAGCGATTTAGTGTATAAGGTAACCGCAGGACCAGATGGAACACACTTAATCCACCTACTTTCAACGCCTGGAAGCAGACTTAATTTCGGATATGCAGGCCCGCACGGAAACGACCTTGGACTCATCGGCTGTACGGTCTGGTACACATATTACGATACAAGCAATGGTGGAGAGAATGAATGCCTCAGAGCCAACGCCGGTAACGTAATCATAACTCCAGACCAAGTTCCGCTTTCAAGTATGGACTATTCAATGTTCAACGGGCCGACCAAGACAACAATCCGTCAACTTCTTGTGGCAAAGGCTAAAAATACACTCGGTCTCATCCGTGGTAAATATAGCGGTAAGGTAAGTATACCACAAGCTGAGATGCAAATGGATTATCAGATGCTTATCCAACAAGCCGAGAAAGAACGTGACAAGGCGATGGAATCACTTGATAAACGTCTTGAAAGGATGATGCCTTGGAATTACCTTGAAAACCAGGCCAAGATGACGGAAAATATGCTCAAAATACAGCAGAATGTTCCTCTTGGAATTTATGTTATTTAAAATATGACGAGGGAAGAATTTATCAGTGCTGCAACTGAAATGTATGGTGACAAGTACGATTATTCTGAAGTTACAGAACAAGGAGTAAAGTACGATTCAAATGTAGCAATAAGATGCAGCAAACACGGTACGTTTTATACTACGCCATATCAATTTCTTCACGGATTAGTTGGCGGATGTTTTGAATGCTACAAGGAAAAATGGTGGAAAGATAAAGAAAAAGGACTCTAAAACGGGTCCTTTTTTATTCGATGCTTCAACTATTTATACTGTAAGGCGTAATCTTTCCTTTGTCACAAGAAAACGCTATATTTTAACGGAATAATGTATTAGAACGAAGATAACATGCCAAATAACGGAAAGACTATTTTTCAGAACCTTTCAAGTATAATGGGTATCTCAAAACCGGACGCAGTTGGGGATAATCAGTTTTTGTCCAACTCCTTACCTGGTAATGAGATATTGTTTGCCACAAACGACAAGGCGGAATATGAAAGGAAACTGAATCAATACAAGCAGGAGAAGTATCTTGCATATCAATGGCAGAGGGCGCAGGTTGAAAACAATATGGAGAGTCTTGCGAGCTATACTGCTGTGAAGCTCATGTATCGCGACTCTGACCTTATGGATGGTGTCCCAGAAATCGGTACGGCGCTTGATATTATTGCTGACGAAGTTTGCAATCTTTCAAGTGATAACCAGCTCCTGAAAATTTCATCAAAGTCAAAGAGAATCAAGAGTATACTTGAAGACCTTTTCTATAATAGACTTCAGGTTGCAACTACACTCCGTATGATTACTCGTGGAATGGTGAAGTACGGAAATCACTACATGCTTCTCAACGTAACAAAGAACGGTATTGCGGGATGGAGGCAGCTTTCCGTTTATGAGACCGACCGTTACGAGGGTGGTCTCAGTGGTTATTACGGCGGTGGACAGATGATTAATGCTGGGGAAGACCTTAAGCCGGACGAGGTTAGGTTTGTCCACGCCGGTATGAATCAGGCAACTTCTTACAGTGAATGGCAGGTTGCTCACTTCCGTCTCCTTAATGACTCGTTCTTCCTCCCCTACGGCGTATCACTACTTCACAAGGCAAGGCGTGCATGGAGAATGTGGTCAATGATGGAGGACGCCATGCTCATTTATCGTCTTGATAAGAGCATTGAGAGACGTGTGTTCAAGATTTATGTCGGCGGTATCAATGACAAGGATGTTCCGGCTTTCGTTCAGGAAATTGCGAACAACTTCAAGAGGACACCAATTATTGACCCTATGACCGGGCAGGTTGACCTTCGTAAGAACTTCCTTGACGTTTCCAGCGACTACTTCATTCCTGTCCGTGACCCTTCTGCGCCTAACCCGATTGAAACCCTGCAGGCGGCTCACAATGACACCTCAATGGACGATATCAACTACATGCAGAACAAGATATTCGCTGCAATCCGTGTTCCGAAGCAGTTCATCAACTTCCAGGATGCTCAGGGAAAGGGTCAGAATCTGTCGCTCGCTGATATCCGTTTTGCCCGTATGATTATGGGTATCCAACAGTTTGTCCTTGCTGAGCTTAACAAGGTGGCTATGGTTCACCTGTATCTCCTCGGTTTTAAGGAAGAACTCACGAACTTCTCACTTGCGATGAACATCCCTACGGCACAAATTGAATCACTTGAGCTTGAGGCACTTACAAAGAGGATTCAAACAGCATCAGCCGCGCTTGCCGACCCTGGAATCGGTATGCCTATGGTGTCACTTCACTGGGTCCAGACAAACATATTAAAACTCAGCGACAACGAAATCAAAGACATTCTCGGCGAAATCCGTCTTGAAAAGGCTATGGCCGCTGAATTACAGGCTACACCTATGATTATCAAGAAAACCGGCATGTTTGACGCTGTTGACAATATCTATGGCGACTATGAAGCTATGAATAATCCTCAGCAGCAACAGCCACAACAAGACCAAGGCATGGGCGGTGGCCTTATGGGAGGCGGCGGAGGTGCCCTCGGCGGAGGTTTAGGCAGTGACCTAGGCGGACTCGGCGGTGATACAGACCTTGACGGAACACCAGACGCGATGGAGGGCGGTGGCGCAACCGGCTCAACCAATATGAGT